TCGGACAGATTGACCAACGCTTCGACAGTGCTGAAGAAAGTACTAGTACGGAGCTACGTGCTATCGCATCTGGCTTCAGCACACAGGATAAGAAGCTGGATACTCAGGCACGTGACTTGTCTCGCATCGCTGCAGAGCAGACTGATATAGACGTTAATATGCGTAATGAGTTCCGCGAGTTGGGTAATGCATTCGACGACCAAGGTAACCTAATCCAGAACAGCATCTCGGATAATGGTACATCAATTTCACGCGCAGTAGATGATAACGGTAACCTACTGCTAAGAGCCTTCGATGCGGGAGGCAACCGTATAGGGGATCAGGTTCTAAACATTAATCAGAGCCTGAATAGACTATCTCAACTAAATACTCGTCAGGGAGCAAACGTATCAATGGGCAACCTAAGCCCAGCGATGTCAGCGGGTACACCTAGTACTGGCTTCGCATCGCCTTATGCAACGACAGGATAAGTAATGCACCCAACCTCAGTATCAAAAGACTGTATTGAACTTGTTAAGAAGTTCGAAGGACTACACAAACTAAAGGACGATGGCCTCGTACACTCATATCGCTGCCCCGCTGGAAAGTGGACGCTAGGATTTGGGGCAACTAAGGGTATCCGCTCTGGTATGACTTGTACCGTGGCAGAGGCAGAGCAGCGGCTAATAGATGACCTCAACGAACACGCAAAGATAGTTAAGAAGTCTGTTAACGTACCCCTGACCCAAGGACAATTCGATGCGCTCACATCCTTCGTATTCAACTTAGGCGGTGGTGCCTTCCGTAGCTCAACGCTTCTAAAGAAATTGAATGCTGGTTTGTACGACGAATGCCCAGAGCAGATTATGCGCTGGAATAAGGCCAGAGTAGATGGCAAGCTGACACCCCTTCGTGGGCTTACTCGCCGCCGTACTGCAGAGGCCGCAATCTTTAGTCGGGATGCCCAGCTACCGTCTGACGAAGGTGGACCTGAGATGCCCCAGAAGCCTATGGCAGAGCATCCAAAGCCCCTAACCAAATCAAAGACTATGGCTGGTGTAGGACTTGCTGGCGCGGCTACGGGTCTTAACGAGGTAGCAGGTGAACTACAGGGGTTAGTTCCCTACGCAGACAGCCTCAAGACAATTTTCTTAATCTGCGCAATCGGCGGCATCGCCTTGGCAGCATACGCTCGATACAAGGACAATAAAGAAGGTATTCACTGATGTTTATCTTCGGCAAGATTAAGAGCTACATCATTGGCGCATTGGCTCTAGCCCTGCCTATTATTTACATAATGGGAAAGGTACGTGGAGCAGCTAATGAGAAGAATAAAGTCCTGAAGGACGATCTACAGGCGCAGAAGAAGGCGACTGATTTTTACAAAGCGATGGCAGAGCATGAAGACGATAATATTGATGATCGTAAGTCTCTCACTGACAGGTTGCGCGGGAGCGGTCTATAGGACCAAGCTGGACGTTTATTGTCCACCGATCTCACAATACTCAACAGAATGGAACGAGGAGCTAGCCACTGAGCTAGATGCGTTACCTGAAGACTACACGACAATCCCAATGGCAATAGCAGACTACGCAAAGTTGCGGGACCGTATTCGTGCGTGTGAAACAGAGAAGGGTAAACTATAATGGGCTTTTGGTCAGATACATTTGGCGGTGGCAATAGCTTTAGTGAGAGCGTAGCTAATACGTTTACCCCTAATGACGGCGCATCCTACGTAGGCGGTACGCTTACTTATGACTCAGGTAGCAATGCGGGAACTGCAGTAGCAGTGAATAGCTCTGGTGGCTATGGTAGTGATAGCTCTGGTAACGCAGTATACTCTGGCTCCGCTGATAGCACAAACACTAACGCTAACGTAAGCTCTAGTGGTGTAAATGAGAGTTATAATCCTGAGACAGATACTCAGAAGCCAGCGGGGTCGGCCCCGTCTGGTATTTCTAAACTTCTAGGATTTACTTCCCCAGTAGGCATCATAGGTACAATTGCTGGATGGGCAAACAACCTAGACCCCGAAGAAGACATTAAGAATGGTTCCGTAGTAGATGGTCGCCAAGTCTACAATAATGGGGATATGTCCTACTCATACAACTTCTTGGGACTGCCCTACGAAGTAAAAGTTGTAGACATTAGCGGTGAGCAGAAAGTCATGGATTCTCTGAAAGAGGATGCCAATGGACTATTTCCCGGTATGGAAGGCTATGACCAGTCCACCAGTAAATACAAGATCATGGCTGCAGAGCAACGTGCGCAGGGTAACGACGACGATGCAGACCGCATTCTACAGGAAGAGCAGGATAACTCACAGCCGTCAGATGGTGGCTCTGGGGATACTACTAACATAGATAAGATTGTGGAAATGGCTACGGCTGCAGGTCTTGTGACAAATGCTGCAGAGGCAAATGCTATTATCGCAGACCCCATGAAGTTCCTCGAAGACCGTGGAATGAAGTTGTCGGACCTGATCCCTACCCTAGACGCTGACGCTGAAGGTACAAACATTGATCCAAATGACCCTAACTATTCTCTTGGTGAGAATGAGGGATATGATCCTAATACCGTAGCCAACGAAGACATAGCGACTGTAGACGATGTAGAGGGTAAGACTGGTACTACCTACGATCCAGCTATGGCTAATCTCACAGACGACGAGATGGTAGACCCAGTCACAGGCGAGATCAGAGATGAGAACCTAGTAGACGCGGATAAGTATACTATTGACGTTACTGGTGCGGCGACTGGTGTTAACGCAGACGGCACTGCAAACGAACTGGGTATTGCACTGAATGACTGGGCTAACGTAGACCTCTCCAAAGTCATCGATACCAGCACTACTGCAGGTAAGCTATTGGCTGATAAGTTGGTACGCGAAGGTAAAGAATTTGTAGATGCCAAGACATCCATCGTCTGGCAGATGAAGACTATCGCGGCTGAATTTAAAGACGCTAATGGTAATCCGATTATCCCGCCTTGGGCGCAAGCAGTTAACCGCGATGTCATGCGGTCTATTAGCTTTAGCGGTATCTCAGGTACGGCGGCAACCGCCGCAATGTCTAACGCCATTATGGAATCTATGATGGGGGTAGCTGAGAAAGAAGCCACCTTCTTCCAGACACTGACTGTAGAAAACCTGAACAATAAGCAGGAAGCCATTATCAACAAGGCTAAGGTCTTGTCTCAGATTGAGTTGGCTAACTTGGATGTACGCTCACAAGCAGCCGTGCAGAATGCCAAGGCTTTCCTAGAGATGGACCTGACTAACCTGTCTAATGAGCAACAGGCAGAAGTAATCAACAAGCAAGCACTTACTCAGGCATTGTTTGATAATACTAATGCTCTCAACGTAGCTCGTAGGTTTGGTGCGGAAGTCGCCAACGATATGCAGAAGTTCTACGATGAACTGGCTGTCAATATTCAGCGGCACAATAGCTCTGAGGTCAACGCACTACTGAAGTTTAATGCTGGCGAGATCAATGACGCTGCACAGTTTAACGCAGACATTCGCAATGACCGACAGAAGTTTGTAGCTGAGATGCAGTACCAGATCGACTTGGCAAATGCTAAGTGGCGACAGACTGTGGAGACTACTACCTTCCAAGCTGAATTTGATGCGTACACTACTGACGTTAAGTCTGCCCTAGACCTCACCTCAGAGCAGCAAGCCGAGTTGTGGGACTACGCAGATAACCTTCTAGACTACATCTGGAAGACATCCGACAACGACCAAGAGCGTGAATTACGTCTACTGATTGCGCAGATGCAAGCACAGTCAGGGCAGCAAGGCGGTAGCGGATTTATGGAAGGTCTACTGACAATCGGTGGTGCATTCCTTGGCTCTAGCTCAGGTTCTAAGTGGGCTGTGGACTTCTTGAAGGGGCTGTCTGATGTACGCCTGAAAGAGAACATCCAGCACTACGATACGTTGAAGGGCGTTAACTTCTACACTTGGGACTGGAATGAAGAAGGTAAGCGCATTGGCGCAGATAAATACCCAACATTCGGCGTACTAGCCCAAGAAGTACAGAAAACCCACCCAGAGGCCGTTGCAGAAGGTGAGCATGGATACCTCATGGTAAATTACGGGATGATAAGCA